AGTTGTAAGTATCATTCGCCATCGAGTTGCAGTGTCAGCTCCAAACATTTTCTTAATTAGCTCTTCTTGAAGAGCAATTGGGAATCTGTCTGTAGCAGAACTCAAATCGAACGAATAGTACTTGTGTCCCAAAGGTTTAGTGGTGATCCATGGATCTTGAGTAAAGGTTCTATCAGTTTCGATTCTTCGTAAAAAGTTAAAATGAATTTTATGAATTTGTTTTAACCATTGTTGAGACCAGAAGTCAAATATTGCGATAATTCGCGATTTTGCCTCTGGATCTTCTACAATACTTAGTTTTCGAATTTGACCTCGTTTCAATGTTGAAAGTTGTGTATCGAACCAAGAGATCGTTTTGATCTTTTGTTTCATATACTCTTTCCACATTGTAACAACGGTATGATATTTCCATACTCTATTTGGTGATAAGATTCCTTCATACTCAGTCATTATAGGTCCAAGGTTGGTACCTTTTAGAATTGTTTTCAATTCTTGGGGCATCTCCCACAGATCTGTAAGGGCTGTCCGAGTAGCTGTTCCATTAGGTCCAGACTTAACTGAAAGAACTATTTCCTCTCTATCAAAATATAATGGGAATTTGTAATTCCAATTGTATTTTCTTAGAAAGGTATCCATATAGTCTGTAATAAGGTTCATTTGAACTTTATTAGGATTAGATGGAGTAATTATAGAGCTTAAGTTAGGTTTGGTCCAACCTGGGATGGCTCTTGAGATAGACAATAATGTGAGAACAAATCGGATTTTCCGAACTTCTCTTGATTCAAGATACTTATGTAAATAAGTAATTTGTTTTGGGAGACAGTTGGATCGATTTATTCCTATTATTTGATTAACCTCTTTTAGAGGTTTGTCACTTAAATAGGCAAAGACAATTAAACGAATCATTTTGATTTGTTTGATGGTCCAAATTGGTCCATTAGATAGATGCCAGGCATTAACTTGGTTTATCCAAGTTGCTGCTAGCTCTATACTATTAGGAAGATCTGAGAACCAGCTAGTTACGATCCAATATACAATTTTGTGTATTGTTTTGTAGTTAGTTGATAATTTCATATTGTTGTTTATATGTTGTGAAGGATGACCGTTACCAGTCCTATCAGATTTCTCCTCTAGGGGTGTAACAACCGGCGAGATCTATTCGA